CTGACAGCCGGAAAGACGGCATTCACACACAACACACAAAGGAAATAAAATGAACCCATTTGAATTAAGATTCGCTACATTCTACCAAGCTAAAGAGCTGTTAGAAAACAACTACAAGGCCCAAATTGCTGCGTGGGACCTAATGGATAAGACATCCAAGCAACTCGCTGAGGCAGCGCCAAAGTTTCCGACAATGTCAGAAATCATTGACGCCGCAATGCAGATTAACAAATTTGTCAGCGAGAGCACCGAAAAAGAACTCACTAAAGCAGCAAAGAAAATTACAGGATTTTAATATGGCAACTAAACCCGGTTTGTACGCAAACATTCATGCAAAAGAGGCACGTATAAAAGCTGGCTCAGGCGAAAAGATGCGCAAGCCGGGCGCCAAAGGCGCACCAACAGCAAAACAATTTAAAGAAGCTGCGAAGACTGCAAAGGCAAAATGAAAGAATTCAAAACTCTTCCAAAAATGAAAACTGGCGGCAGAGTTAAAAAAATGTCTGACGGTGGCAGTTTATCTTCAAAAAGCGGATTTTCTAATTTAGTCGGAAGACCTACAGGGCAGTTTTCAGAAGCAGGAAAGCCACTTTTTAGAACTGCAGATGACGAAATGGTATCTGAGAAATCTGTTACGCTTCCATATAAAGGCAAGTACGTAAACACACCTAGTATTATTAAAGGCGTACAGCGCAGCGATGACGAAATTATGAATAGGTTGGAAATGGGTCGCGTTAAACCCACCAGTACGCATGATACCGTTGAAGATGCAGTAACAGCCGCAAAGGCAAGAAGTTCTGGGCTTATAAAACAAGCCAAAGGTGGCAAAGTTAAACGAGACGGTAAAAAATAATGGCAACTAAAAAAACTCCATCTCTGGCAATCGGACGTGGTGAGAAACTACCAGTGTCACAAGGCGCTGGACTAACAGCCAAAGGGCGGGCTAAGTATAATGCCGCGACCGGCTCAAATTTAAAAGCGCCACAGCCTCAAGGTGGTGCACGTAAAGACTCATTCTGCGCACGCATGTCCGGTGTTAAGGGTCCTATGAAGGACGAGAATGGCAAACCAACACGCAAAGCAGCAGCACTAAAAAGGTGGAAATGTGGTAGCTAAAAAGTCACCCCCAAATAAAAAGACGTTTACTCCAGAGATGGCAGACATTGTCATAGAACTAGGTAAGCAAGGCGCGTCCCAAAAGGCGATGTACGCCGCTATTGGCATTAGCAAGAGCACTGCAGCTAAGTGGAAAGAAGAAGATCCAGAGTTTGCAGAAGCTATGTCTATGGCCACTACTTACGGTCAAGCATACTTAGAAAACCTAATGCTCGCGAACGTAGATAACAAAGGTTTTAACAGCCGCATAATAGAGATTGCTTTACGCGGTCAGTACCCAGATGACTACAAAGATCGTCAAGAAATCAAAGCAAATATCAAGCAAGAAGTTGTTGTAGATTTCGAGAAGGAAGTTTCGGAACTGATTGCGAAATTAAACACCTAAAATTCAAAGGGGAATAGGCTTAGCGGCCCTGCCAGTGCTCACTCACTGGCTACCCACCAAATAACCAGTGAGGGTTCCATGAAGAAATGTTCTAAGTGCAAGATTGTAAAGCCGTATTCTGAATTTGTTAAAGACAGATCAAAGAAAGACGGACATAGGTTTCATTGCAATGCCTGCCTAAAAGAATACTACCAAAAAAATCGCGTTGAAAAGCTCGATAAGGCGCGTACCAGAAACTACGGTATTAGCCGCGAAGAGTACGACCAAAAAATCCTAGATCAAAACAATGCCTGCGAAATTTGCAAGCTGCCCTTTGTACCCCATAAAAACCCTTGCGTAGACCACAACCACACCACGTTAGCCGTGCGTGGATTGCTTTGTACGCACTGTAATTCTGGATTAGGACACTTTAAAGAATCAATTGATATTATGAAATCCGCCCAAGAATATATTAAAAAATATTCTGACTAAAAGTCCTTGATTTGCGTATTAGTAAATATACGATAAACCGAATTGAAAGAATAATATGACCGCACATGCCATACTATCTGCGTCAGGATCCAAACGTTGGCTATCCTGTACCCCGTCAGCTAGACTAGAGGCAACCCTCCCAGAACAGAAACGAGCATCTGGATCCTTTGACTTTAGTCAAGAAGGCACCATGGCCCACACCCTTGGAGAGATTAAACTACGACACCATTATGGACAGATAGGAATTGAAGAATATGAACGAGAATATGAAATTGTTAAGAACACTCCCTACTTCAATGAAGATTTTGAAGCTAACGTTGACAATTATGTACTATACGTTCGCTCTCAAGTTGGTGATGGGGACACGCCGCTTTTTGAACAGCGTGTCGACTTCAGTGACTGGGTTCCTGACGGCTTTGGTACGGCCGATGTGGTTATACTTTCTAAGCACGCCATTCGCGTCATCGACCTCAAGTTCGGAAAAGGCGTGGCCGTTTCCGCACAAGACAACACGCAGCTCCGCCTCTACGCCCTCGGTGCCTACTCCAAGTTCAAAGAAGAGTACCCAGAGCTTAAGGAAGTCAGTTACACGATACATCAGCCCCGGCTTGACAGTATCAGTACCGATGGTACCAGCATCGGTAAACTTGTCGACTGGGCCAACTACTACGTCAAGCCCAAAGCCAAGAAAGCGTGGAGTGGCTCAGGCGAGTTCCTCCCCGGCGAGTGGTGCCAGTTCTGCAGGGCGAAAGCGCAGTGTCGCGCCCGCAGCGACTTTAACACCGAGCTCGCCCGCCAAGAATTCAAAGACCCGCCACTCCTCGACGAAGAAGAAGTCAGCGAAGTCTTAGTTAAGGCACAGCAGTTACGTACTTGGGTTAACGACGTAGAAGAGTACGCACTATCCCGAGCAGTAGATAAGAACATTGTGCCACCCGGATTTAAACTGGCTACCACAACAACTCACCGCAAGATTAGTGACTCAGCATTGGCAGCCACAGTATTAGTAGAAAAGGGCATGGATCCAGCAGTTATCTGGGAGCAACCTAAACTTAAGTCGATTGCTGCGTTAGAAAAGTTGGGGCCAAAGGGACAAGTAGTAACATGGTTAGGTAACTTAATATCGCGCCCAGAAGGGTCACCAAAGCTAGTTAAGGCCAAGGAAGATGCGAAGGAGGACTTTGCATGAACGCATGGTTGATTGGTTTTATTGGTTGTGTATACCTGTTTGTAGCGATTCAATTTTTTATGAAGGGCCAAGTAGGCATGGGGATCTCCTTCCTAGGGTACGCTCTGGGCAACGTGGGATTGGTTATGGTGACATTACAATTATAAAAGAGGCGCCTATGATGGTATCGTGTTACGGTTCGGAGTTTGATATACCGGACATACTAATAAACAAGTTTGTATCAGATTTTGACACGCTGCCCGGAAGTGGATTTAGAGAAGGAATAGAACAGCTTAGGAGTTCTGTCAGTGAGATTGTGGATATAATTAGCGAAGAGCCCGAACTTTTAGAAGAACCAGAGTATCATACTGACTTTATTAGGGCTTTAGCAATGAAGCAAGCAATGGACACTTTAGGTATTTTGTATGACGCATAAAGTTTCTCACATTGTGAAATATTAAGCAGTCGATTTGCGTATTAGTAACAACAGTAAAAGGTTAGACGTGCTGGCACCTATTGAAGTCCAGTACTTAAGTTAATAAGGTATTTTATGACACAAGCAACTAAAGTAAAAATCGTTACCGGTAAAGTTCGTTTTTCTTACGCTAACGTATTCTCACCAAAAGCATCAGTAGAGGGTGGCACACCTAAGTATTCCGTGTCTATCATCATTCCTAAGTCTGACAAGGAAACCATCGCAAAGATTACTAAGGCGTTTGAAGACACTAAAGCGGGTGCAGCAGCTTACTTCGGTGGCGCGGTACCTAAAGGTCTTAAAGGCGGCTTACGTGACGGTGACGAAGAGAAAGATGACGCAGCATACGCTGGCTCATACTTTATCAACGCCAACTCAGCACAAAAGCCTGGCGTAGTAGATCAAGACCTCAATCCTATTATGGACATGAACGAGTTCTACAGTGGCTGTTACGGCCGCGCCTCAATCACTTTCTATCCATACAACGCACAAGGTTCTAAGGGCATCGCCTGCGGTTTGAACAACGTACAGAAGTTGGAAGAAGGCGAGAAGTTAGGCGGCGCAACATCCGCAGCAGCAGACTTCGCAATCTAAGTAATTAGTATTACCCAGTAGATGGGCGGGCCCGACATAGAAACTGTGTCGGGCCTTTTTGCCCCTTAAGGACTCCATGAAAATTTGTAGCACATGTAAAATAGAAAAGTCATTTATTGAGTTTTATAAATGCAAAGCCAATAAAGATGGAGTATATCACGAATGCAAATCTTGCAAAAGTGAATACGACAAACAAAGGCACGCAAAAAACCCAAAAGATCGCTTAAATAAAAATTTACAAAACCGGTACAACATAACACTAGAACAAAAAGAGCACATGATTGCTGCCCAAAATGGCAAGTGTGCAATTTGCGAAACAGAGTTAGACCGTGGAAAACACACTTGTGTAGATCATTGCCACACCACCGGTAAAGTGCGTCAAATTCTTTGTAGACCTTGCAATATTTTAATAGGTCATTGCAAAGAGAATACAGAAGTATTAAAAAATGCAATACAATATTTGTTAACCCATCAATAATAAGAAAGAAAATAATTTTGGACCAATACCAAGAATATATCGCCGCCAGCCGTTATGCCCGTTACCAAGATGACAAAGGTCGTCGTGAAACTTGGGACGAAACAGTAGACCGCTATGTTGATTATATTTTTAATCGTACCCCAGCAATTAGTGAAGACACTAAATTAAAAACAGAATTACGTAGTGCCATTTATAACCTAGAACTAATGCCGTCAATGCGTGCTGTAATGACTGCAGGAAAGAGTGCCGATCGTGATAACACATGCGTTTACAATTGTTCGTACTTACCTGTCGATGATCCTAAATCGTTTGATGAAGCCATGTTTATATTGCTATGCGGAACGGGTGTCGGCTTCTCGGTTGAGTCTAAGTAC